TGCTAACAAACTTAACCGTAAACTAGGTACTTATGGAAATGGTGATGGTAAAGACGCTTCTCACACCGGTAAAAACACCGGTAAGCTCGAAACACCGTCGTCTAACCGCCGTAGACCCAGAACTGGTAAGAAGTACGCATGACCCCGCTGTTGCCTACCCCTGATCACTACATTTACAACCTCATAACCATGACAAGTCCTGAAGCAAAACGTATGTGGCGTCGCGCAATCAAGGAGCATTTTAATTGTCAATGTGTTTATTGTGGAGAACATTATGAATTACATGAACTTACTTTGGATCACGTTGTGCCTCGTTATTTTGGGGGACAAACAATCACGAGAAATTTGGTTCCATCCTGCAGGAAATGTAATCAAGAAAAGGGGACAAGCAACTGGTTATCCTGGATGCGAGCTACGTTTGGTGCCAATCCGGGTAGAGAACAACTGATTTTATCGCATATTAAGTAATGGCTACACCAGAAGATTCAAAACTTTTTCGAGAAGTAGAGTCATGGTTAAGGCAAAATCCAACAAAAAACATCGGTGATTGGAAAAAAGAAACAGGATACACCGGTCCAAATTTAAAACGACGTGGTAGGGCAGGACAGCTTCGTGTTTCATTTAAAGGTCAAAGCGCAGCAGCTCAAACTGTACGTGCAGCACGTGAAGCACCTAAAACAGAAGCCGAACGTGCTTATGTAAATCAAATGCGAGCACAAGCCAGGCAACAAAGCCAAAGCACTGAAGCTCAGTTTGTATCTAGTGGTAAACCGTCTATTGCTGAGCATGATGTACGTTTAGCTTCAGGTGGATCTAGTGAATACATGTCTGTTTCAGATCCTGAATTTAAACAACACAAAGACAACCTTGAAGCAATAGTTCAACGACAGTTTGGCGGTCAAGCGGTAGTTGACATTGACGATGTGTCAGGTGAAACCCGAATTATTCCTACTCAAGTACATAATAAATTTCAACCAACTAGCCAGCAACTTGGAGTTGATGTTCCGCAAGGAACTGACATCAATCAAGGCATTGAAAAAGTCCGTCAACTGCTAAAACGTGTACAAAAACCTACAGCACGGTTTAGAGCCGGATCACCGATGGGTATTGACCTTATTGGTGGTCCAATGACAGATATTATGCCACCTTCTCAGGAAGGTTATGGTCCTGGCGGTATTATTCGCACTATTCCTACTGCACAAGAACGACTTTAACACCCTATGACCGAAGTTTTAGCTGCCCTACAGGGCGATTTCAAAGTATTTCTACAAGCACTGTGGGCGCAGCTAGACCTGCCTGAACCTACCAGAGCACAATACGCCATTGCCGACTACCTACAACACGGACCCAAGCGACTACAGATCCAAGCGTTCCGTGGTGTCGGTAAAAGTTGGATTACTGGTGCCTTTGTGCTCTGGACTTTATTTAATAACGCAGAAAAGAAGATTATGATTATCTCGGCATCGAAAGAACGTGCCGATAACATGAGTATCTTTTTACAAAAGCTTATCATTGAGACACCTTGGCTTAAACACTTGCAGCCTAAGTCGGATGACGCCCGTTGGAGCCGGATTAGCTTCGACGTTAACTGTTCACCGTCCCAGGCTCCGTCGGTTAAATCCGTTGGTATTACCGGTCAGTTGACTGGTAGCCGTGCAGACTTGATGATTCTTGATGACGTGGAGGTGCCTGGTAACTCTATGACTGAAATGATGCGTGAGAAGTTGCTTCAACTCTGTACGGAGGCTGAGTCAATTCTTACGCCAAAAGACGACAGCCGAATTATGTATCTCGGCACACCACAGACAACCTTTACCATTTACCGTAAGCTTGCAGAACGTAATTACCGCCCCTTTGTTTGGCCAGCTCGTGTTCCTCGTAAGTTTGCTAACTACGAAGGGCTGATTGCTCCTCAGCTCCAAGAAGACGTAGATATGGGTGCGGAACCCTGGAGTGTAACTGACCCTGACCGATTTAGCCATGAAGATCTTCTCGAACGTGAAGCAGCAATGGGACGCAGCAACTTTATGCTGCAGTTCATGCTTGACACAAGCCTCAGCGATGCTGAGAAATTCCCACTCAAGATGGCTGATCTTATCGTCACCAGTGTTAATCCTAAGTCCGCTCCTGATGACATTATCTGGTGCAGCGACCCTAGAAACGTACTCAAAGAACTTCCGACTGTTGGGTTACCTGGAGACTATTTCTACAGCCCAATGCAGATCCAAGGGGAGTGGGGACCATATCAAGAAACAATTTGCTCTGTTGACCCGTCGGGTAGAGGAACGGATGAGACAGCAGCAGCTTATATCTCCCAGCGAAACGGTTACTTGTACCTGCATGAAGTGCGAGCTTACCGAGACGGCTACTCAGACAACACGCTCCTGGACATTCTAAAAGGATGTAAGAAGTTCAACGTTACCAAGCTTGTCGTTGAGACTAACTTTGGTGATGGTCTTGTTGCTGAGTTATTTAAGAAGCACCTGCAGCAAACACAGCAGGGTATTGACGTAGAAGAGGTACGAGCTAATGTCCGTAAAGAAGAGCGTATTATTGATGCCCTTGAGCCTATCCTTAATCAACACCGCCTTGTTGTTGATCGTGCTGTCATCGACTGGGACTACAACTCAAATAAAGACGACGCTCCAGAGAAACGCCTCCTTTATATGCTCTTCTATCAGATGAGTAGAATGTGTCGTGAAAAAGGTGCAGTAAGACATGATGACCGTCTTGACGCACTGGCACAAGGCGTTAAATACTTTACAGACGCCATGTCTATCTCGGCACAAGAGGTAATAAAACAGCGTAAACGGGATGATTGGAACGACCTACTTGAAGCTTTTATTGACGACCCTCAACAGGCGACAAACCACCTAGCTTTAGGGTTTACATTAGAACAAAGAAGGCAAGCAAGAGGTAATACAAAAAGTCAGTCACCGACTTGGATCTAAGAGGTCCGTTACTTATACAGGAAGAAGGGTGGACTTCCTGTGGGGGAGGAGACCATAAATCTCCTCCTTCTTTTCCGACAGTAAACCGAACAAGGTTTATTTTTCCACCACTCTCCCCACCATTAAATACGGCTTGTTTCCGTTTTACTACTGTATGTCCACCGACCACCACACCGTACAACTTGTTCACCACACTAACAAAGGTGATGAACTTGTAGCTTATATGGCACGTGTTAGCAACCCAGCTAATCAACACAACACTGAGACCAGTGCTAAGCTTATTAAGTACCTTATTAAACATAAACATTGGTCACCCTTTGAAATGGTGAACATGTGTGTAGAGATCGAAACTACACGGTCAGTAGCAGCACAGATACTACGACACCGTTCCTTTTCTTTCCAAGAGTTTAGCCAGCGTTACGCCGATGCATCACTGCTTGGTACCGGCGTTGTACCGGAGTTAAGACTGCAAGACCCGGTTAACCGCCAAAACAGCATAGAAGTAGAAGAGGAAGACCTATTTCTTAAGCAAGAGATAAAGCAACTGTACAAGCATTCGGAACAGATCTACAAGAAACTGCTTGAAGCCGGTGTAGCAAAGGAGTGTGCACGTGATGTCCTACCCCTCTCTACCCCTACTCGAATGTACATGAACGGTACCCTGCGGTCTTGGATACACTATTGTGACCTTCGCTGTGCTAACGGCACTCAAAAGGAGCATAAGGTAATTGCAGACCAGTGTAAACAGCTTATTGCTGTTTGTTTTCCGGCTTGTTATGCAGCGGTTTGGGCGTAGGGCTGGCGTTAGACCGTAGATTTTTAACAAAAATTTCCGAAGTCTTATACTACGTGGTGGCACGGACGCAATCCCCCCGTGGGGGTACCCGGTCGTGCGCCAGGATGCGCCGGTCCCCGCCGGCTATGCGTCAGTGCTCGCCCGTAGTAACCCGCGCATAGCCGCGCACAACCGGCGCTCAGCCGCGTCCTACCGGCTCCAAACCGGCTCAACACCGTGCCAAACCGCTGTGGCTGTGCCGACTTGTGCCGATCTGTCGCGGCTTCTTTATCAGTCAGACACCAACTGATAAGCAACGGTTATAAGCCAGTCATACCAACGGATTTGACCCCATCTGATCACAGTGATAAGCAGACCTTATGGCTTGACCAGCCCCAAACCGCCTCGTGACGGTCTATCATGACTGAGATGACTGATTGAAGGTCTTGATCTCGACTCTCCCTGTTAAGGGGGAGGAGAGTCTCGATCTTCAACCATCAGTCACTCCCACCGCACCTCGACAACTTCATAAGCAGCTCGTTACTGTGGTGGCGACCAACCCCGTGGGTTCCTGGGGTGAGAGCTGGTAGACACGCTAAGCGGCGAGGCACAGCCGCTATACAAGTATGCTCATGCCACCACCTCCACGGTGCACCGGCGCCCTGCCCGTTCGAGTCGGGCTGGTAGGTATTGCTGCTCCATCAAGGATGCAGCTCACTTCACATTGCTACTGTTTCACATGTTCTTCAACGTTGCACCTCGCACCTCTGACGCTGTTGCCGTGCTTCAGGTCTCGCCTGTTCTCGGCGTTGTTCTCGTTGAGTTTGCCTCCGGTCATGCTTACGAGTACACCAACGTTAGCCGTCGTGCTATCGCTAACCTGCTGCTCAACCCTAACATGAGCCTTGGGTTCTGGGTTAACCAGAACTGCATCCGTCCTGAGCGTACTCAACGCCTTGACCTCTGCTTCTACACCACCGACGGTGAGAACCGTGGTGCTGCCGGCTTCATCGGCGCCTGATGTAGGTTACACTGAGGGCATCCGTGCCCTCTCTGTAGCTGACATGCTACACTCGTTCACGTTACACACATTCACATGACTGCAACTGTCTCCGCATCTGCCCAAGCTCGCTTCGAGCTGTGGTATGACAGCAAGGACGCAGACACTCAAGAGCTGATTGATGAGATCAGCGAGTCCACCTCGTACATCATTGACGAGGATGAGTATGATGCATTCATCAACATGCTCAATGCGGACTTAGACATCACCACTGCCAATCAGTTCTGCGAGGCATTCGCTGGTGAGTGGGAAGGTGTTGGCGATCACGTCACCACCAAGTTCACCGAAGAACTCATTGATGATTGCTACTCTCACGAGATCGAGTCAATGCCTAGCTTCCTGCAAAACGCAATTGATTACGAGCTCGTTTGGTATCAGTCAATGCGTTATGACTACTACGATCTAGAGTTCAAAGGTAACACCTACTTCTTCAATCGTAACGTCTGATAGTTACACTTAGGCATCGCATCTTGCGTTGCTTTTCTGTAGCTCTCATGCTACGTGTTCTTTACACCCAACAACATGAACGTCTACGTTGTAACCCAACGCTACCCGTACTCGGATACTGACAGTGTATCCGTGTATCTGAACATGGACGCAGCAATGCACAAGATGGAGGTCGTTCGTCTCATCGGTATGGATGAAGGCGAAGAGATTAAACTTGAGTGC